ATCAAAGTACACTTTCTTAAACGTACTGCCCGCCAAGGGCAGATTAAACAACATCTGGTCAAATTCTGGTGTGTACTCTTCCATTACATTAGTAATGTAGTAGTTCATAAAGTTTTTAACGCGAGAAGCCTGCTCTACTTTAGCGTGAGTCTGTGACCCGAGAACCGCGGTCCGTACAGGGCCGTCAGGAGGCAGTAGCTCGTTAAAAGCTTGTGCTTGGAACTGTACAGCCGCTTCGGCCAATACGGGGTGTGTGACACCAGTAGCACCTCTAAACGGCACGGTGCGGTCTTCGTACTTAAAGCCTAGTAGCTCTAAGCCGTTAGTATACGTCTCTTCCCAATCTTGGCGAGATGCCTTGTTCGAGGTGTATTGATCCATCAAGTCGTTTGACACTTCAGCAAGCTCGGAATCCGATAAAAACTCGGCCAAGTTGTCAAAAAAATCGTCTTCACGTTCTTTGTTACGCAGCGGATCAAAATCAAAAGTGACACCACCGTCTTCATCTTCGGTGATCTCAATGCCTTCAATACTTAAAGCACTGTTGGTTTCTAAGCCGCTGGGCAGTGCTTCAACTTCTACGGCTAAAAGCTCTTCGTCTCCAAGCTCCATGCCTTCTCGTTCCATTAACGATACGGGAGGTCTGTTTTCATTTGCCATAAATATTTACTCTTGTTTACATCCCGCCACTAAAATTTATATCGCCAATATCCCTCTGCAAATCTTGCAAGCGAGGAAGGCCCATACGAAGTCGTTCAGCATTAATTTGCCGAAGTTCTGCGAGAGTATACCCATATCTATCGGCATAATCTTGCTCCGGATTGTACGCTTGTTGGTTAGACGATAAAGAGTCTAACGAAGCAAACGAAGTTCCTTGCGTAGTATCCGCAGTACTCGCAGTATCTTCGGTGTCTGTTTCGGCGGTTGAATCTTCAGAAGTTGTTCCTTCGGTGGCATCGATGTCACTTAACGTAAACTGGGGCATAGGTCTATAAATTTGCGGGACATACACGTTGTCACTCATCACCTGATCGGGAGAATATTGATACTCCGTAGGGTTAATGACCATACCTTGAGTAGGCGCGTAACCGCCCGTTTGAGTTTTAATCACATCCGAGATGTCAAAATCAGGCCGAAGATCTTGCAAGTACTGATACTCTTTTGCTTCCGGTACATCAAAAACTTCCGGCGGAGTAAACAAAGTTGCAGGAGTATCTACCACCGTGGCCGCAGGAGGCGTGTAAACAGCTTCCTCTGGAGGCGCGGGCGGGTTGTAAACCGAAAGCGGTAAGGGTGTATCGTCAATCGGCGCAACCACTGGATCTACCGCAGCCGTGGGGTAAGTTACCGGATTAACAATAGGTTGTGCGGCAGCTACGGGTGTAGTAGTTGCCGAGGTAGTAGTTGCCGGTGTAGTGCTGACCGCTAAATCAGAAGTCACCGGATCGGCAGTTGCCGGTGCCGTAGATGCGGGAGTCACCACGGGAACACTTGTCACAGGGTTATCTTCAAAGTTATCCGTTTGTGCAACAGGGGCATCTTCATACGCAGGCGTAGTTGATACCGGCCCCGTGGAGATGGTTCCAGACCCCGTAGACGTACCAGAACCGGGTACGTTGTAGTCAATAGAGGTAACCGGTATAGAACTGACCGGATCTACCATTATCTTCGGGCCACTGCCGCGGGCATAATCGCCCCGATCATAGTTTGTATACCGTTGGTCCCCTTGCGGAGAGTTCATCATCTGCGACTTAGTTTCGTAGGAATCAAAATAAGGCGATTGGTCTAACTGCAACCCTGCTTTTTCCGCCTTGCTTAAATTTTCTACAGAACCATAGCCGCGGTCAGCCGCTCGTTGAGATAACTGTTCGAGAGTGAAAGTGCGATTAACTATAGGGTTAAAATCGCCTTGAGGAACATTTTTGTTGCTGCCGTAGTTTCGGTACTCCAGACTGTTTACCAAAGGCTGTGACGGCGTGTTTCCTATCCCAGAACTTGCCCACGCCTCGGGACCCAGACGTTTGGCTAAGTTCATTCTATTTGGATCTTTTAACGCCTCTTCGTATGTTTGCGCTGCGCCACCTTGATTAAACGGCTGTACCGGTGTTTCACGTGAAACATTACCGGCTCCCGCTAGAGGACCCGTGCTGTATTTATTCAACAGGTTCGTTAAACCCTGCGTAACTCTAGGTTTGTTCATAGGGGACACCATACCACCTTGATTAAATCTTTGTACCGCGCCGCCTTGGGCACGACCTACTTTTGCTTTTAGAATAGCCTTACGAGCTTCGGGCGTAATCCGCAAGCCGCGAACCGAGATGTGCGCTTGCTCTCTGTTCGGGGTGTTGTACAACTCTTCGTTTATATAAGCTTCTCGAGTAAGTTGTTTTTCCGGGTCCATGTTATCAATTATCAGGGGGCTACCACGGTCATTTTCTAAAGGCAAAGAAATCTCATCGTCGTAATCCATACCGTATTTTTTAGCAATTTTCTTTAGCAACGCCGGTATTTTTTTATCGTATACGTCGATGTAGCCTTGCTTGGTCGGACCTTGGTTATACATGCTATGCGGAACAAACCCCGGTGGCACTGCAAACGTGTCAAAACCCTCTTCGGCTGCGGCCAACAACATACGTTCTACGGATAGATTTAACCAATCGCTTCGGTGCGGGAGCGGAATGCCTTCCGCATTGATCTGAGACGGCTCATCTTTGTTTGGTTTAAAGGCTTCTGATTGAAACTCTTCCGCAAGAAAAACTTTGTTATCATCTACATCCTTTCTAGAAGTAACTCGGGTATGCGCAAAAGTGTTTATTTTTTCCTCATTGGGATTGTTTTTATCAAAATGCGGCTCTACATAAAAATCATTATCGCCGTCTTTGGGCAAAGATCTAAAAACAAACGTTCGAGCGGTTCCACGTTCTCCCGGTAGTAAATAATCTGTATAAGAATCTTTTGAGCTTAAAACGTCAATCTTTACCGGACGGTCTTGTCGTTCAAATACCGCTAAAACTTCTTCCCTAGTTAGCCCTTTTTCTCGAGGCGGTCGAGTAAAAAAATCGTCAAAATTATCTGGGTCTAACCCTCTTTCGCCGGGGTATGGTTTGTACTTTAAGCGTTCATTTTCAAACTCTAGCTCTTTTTGCAAATTTAAAAGGTTAAAAGACTCTTCTTTAATTCCAACTTGATCTCGAGTAGATTGCTTTCGGATGTCTCGCATCCATTGATCGGGCGTACCTTTTTTTCTTGGAACGTTGTTAATAACCGCCGGTATTTTAGCAATAAAAGGATTCTTCGGATCATATAACTCTATTCCTTGCGATAAAGCTTCTGCGGCCAATAACTCTTGCTGTACCGTACCTTTTTCTAATGCTTTTTTAAAACCTTGGTCCCCAACCGTCAAATCCGATGCCTCTAAGTTAACCGCCGTCAACGGATCGCTGTCGAAGTCTTCTGTCTCCGCAATTTTTTCTCGAGCTAATAAAGACATCCTTGCGGCTGCGGACGGATCAAGCATCTGAACATCGTCTACTACCGACTCCGGCATTATATATCTTGAATAGTCATTCGTGGAACGAACTGCAAGGTTTCCCGCCAGCCGTGCTTCTTGTTGTCCTGCGGACGGGCGGCGTTCCATATTGCGCTCAAGCTGGGTCAACGCCGTTGTTGCCATTCGCTTTTTGTTAAGTAGCTGACCTTGTTCCCGCCAATAAGAGCTAGGAACTTTTTCATAAACGTCCGCCGCTTCGGACATGTCGTTTACGACTGCTTGTATCTTTTCTGGGGTCAAACCCTGTGAAGCAAGCCAATCCGATGTTTTAGTAATTTTGCCGTCTTTGTTACCATACTTTAACCGTAGAGTAGCAATGGCGGATACAAGATCCCCCGCAAGGTTTGTACCCAACGTGCCGTCTTTTGCCATCTCTAATGCTTGGCCGCGAGAAATACCTAACTCCGGCAATTCAATGCTAATTTCTACTGGAACAGTAGGTTGCTCAACAAGTTGTTGAGAGTTATTTACTCGAACGTCCTCTATTGCAAGCATTACGGGTTTAATTATGTCGAAGTACTTGGATGTAGGGTCTTTTAAAAAATCCGGATCGGGGTCGTTTTCATGCAATTGTGTTAGTAAGTTTCCTTGGTTTATTCGTATTTGATCGGTAGCGTTGCGGACATAATCTAAAACCTGTTGCTCGGTTATCGGCGCGTCATCGTTTTCCGGATTTAACTCTTGCTTTACAAAGCCAATTGCAGGAGTCGATAAGGCATTCAAATAATCGGACCTTTTACGCGGTGGCGCAAAGCCCTCCGTGTTTTGAACCGCTTCTTGAATAAGCCTCCCTAAATCTCTTTTAAGAAATCGATAATCCAAATCATTTAAAGCTTCTTCTTCAATAAAGGGCGGACGCGGGCGATCTGCCGGCGTGTTAAGGTAAAAAGTATTCGTTTCGGGATCATAGCTGTTTGCACCCTGCGCACGGCTAACAGCAAAAGCCGGATCGGCATTTATAATTACTTTAGCGGAAGCAATTTCCGGGTAATTTTTTTCTAAGCCCGGAAACGAAACTAGCTCGGATAACAACGGTGCCGTTAAAACATCCGCGTCAGGATTCATAGTTATTTTGTTTTTTACATCAAAAAACTCATTTTTAATTTGAAAATCGCCCAAAAACTTGCGCGGTTGTTTATCTACGCCTAAAAATACGCCCGTTTCAGTTGCGGCTATGTTTTCTGGGAACCCTTTTTGAAAAACTAAACGTTCATATTCCGCAACATCTGCACCAATCTCTACGCCCGTGCGACCACCAAATACGCCGAACGAAGTGCCTTCCGGTACAGAAGAAAAAGCCCTCGCCGCAGGAAACATAGCAAGCCCTTCGGCAAACTGACCGGGGCGAGTAATGTTGCCTTCAGCATCTTGCGTAGTGATGTTTCCGCGGGCAACGTTCCGCCCGCCACCAATGACGCTTTCAACCATTGCTTTAGGTAAACCGGGTAATGCACCAATGCCTTGACTTACCTTTTCGCGGGCCTCGGCTTGTTCGCCAGCATCCCCAAACAATAACTTGTTGCCAAACTTTAAGCCGCCACTAATCGAATCGACAATAGGCGGCGCTGCTAGCCGTGGGTTTGCATACCTACCCGGCGTATAGCTGGTGCGAAGTAATTCGGGATTACCCATGTCCGCAGGGTTTTGAAAAGCTTCTGGGATCTGAGTATAGGTGGACTCTGGCTCCCTAACTACGTCCGTTTCAAGCGGTACAAGAGGGCTTACCAGCGTTTTAAGTAGGTTTTCGTCGGCTTCTGGTATGCCTCGGACGGTCTTCGGGCCATAATTTTCCGGCGGTACTTGGTTTACCGCGCCAAAAAGCTCGGCATCCGCATCCTGACCCGCCAACGCTTCTTCAAGCATCCGTTGACGTGCCAATATCTCAGCGGGTGTTAAATCTGCCCGTTCAGCCATAGTACGCTCCCGCGTTAATATTCACGTATTCGTCGCCTTCTTCCCAATCATCCGTAGGCAACTGTACAAAATTTCCCTGCCGATAGCGCATCAAAGCCTGAGTAGTACTATCAACCAAATCATCGTGAGTCCCGTTAGGAAAAGCTGCGCATTCTTCAATAACTTCATGCGCCCACGACTCATCCGGTGCCCATATCATACCAGCTTCAAATAAAGGTGAAATACTGTGGACCCTAGAAAGCTTGTCGTTTCCACGACTTGGCGTGAAATTTACCACAGGAATGCCAACTTGTCGCAATTCCTGCGTCAAAGGGGTCCCTGATGCCTTCGCCTCAACAATAACCGTCTCAGGCTCCCAATACTTGTACTGCTCCATCGCAATTTCTTTTAACTCAGGGAAATCCCACCGACCTTTCTTCGCATCCAACAATATTAAATGCGCCGCACCACCTATCTCCTCCGGATAAAATACACCCCAAGTAGTAATAGCACTATAGTCCGCCGTCTCCCGCTTACTAAACGCCGTATCATAACTCTGAATTACATACTGCAAATTAGGAATATGATCCTTCTCCCACACGTTCCACCACTCACGCTTCAAGATAGCCAACGTCTCAGACGTGGGGTTCTGCTGATACTGCGCGTTCCACTGATAAGCAGGGATAGATGCCTTAACCGACTCCAACTCCTCCTTCTTCCAAAACTCAGGCCAACAAGGCTCACCAGACTCAAATATAGCCGGTAACTCAACTACCTCCCACTGATCAGCAAAAGGGTCTTTAGTCATTTGACGGATCAAGTTGCCCGTCATGTCCTTCTCCGACCACCGCGTCTGAATCAAAACAATAGCGCCACCCGGCTGGAGACGTTGCCGGGGACCCGCAGTGTACCACTCCCATGCATTCTCAAAACCACTGGCAGACATCGCCGTCTGCTCCGAGTGAGGGTCATCAATGATAATTAAATCACCACCGCGGCCCGCGAGGTTCGATCCAACGCCCACGGCGTAATACATCCCGCCAGCCTTCGTGTCCCACCGACCAGAGGCTTTACTGTCCGCAGATAGCTTCGTATCTTCAAAAACTTCCTTGTACTCCTCAGTTTCAACCAAG